AAAGAAGAATATATCAGATATGATTGAATCTCTTCGTAAGTTGATTCGTAATGTAGGTGAAGCAACGGTACTTGCACCTATTATTAGAGATTTAATCGATTCATCAATCAAAAATGATGACCATTTAATCAAACTAGCAACAATTGCTCAAAGATTGGCAGCTGCTGAAGCGAAGGGAATTGGTGAAGATGGTTGGTTAAGTGAGCATGAAAAAGCACAATTATTAACAGAGTTGGAAGATACTGTTAATGAGATTGATAAAAAGAACGATGAAAAGTTATTAGATATTCAAGTTGAAATAGAAGATATAAAAACTAAATTATAATGGAAACATTTTTAGCAACAGTAGATGCGGTTTATCCAACAAATAAAGAATTTGATGCATACGAAAAAGTAAGTGGCTCAATAGATGATACCGTTTCCGTTTATAACGGAAATAAAACTAAAGATTTTGGCGATTTGGATGCAAGTTTATATGGTGCAATAACTTATAGATTTGAAGGTAGTAGTGCTAAAGATGAATTTGCAAAACCATTTGATAGAAATAATTTTACATTTCCAATTAAAGGAGAAACTGTTGTAATTTTAAAAATGTTTGAACCAAATAACCAAACATTTTGGCTACCATATACCAACACTCCATATCCAAATTATAGAAAAGATTATACAACCGATAAAAACACTAAGCCTGATACTAGTAGTGATTCAGGAGATGGTATTGACCGTAAAAAAGCAGATGCGGCCGGTGGTCTTACAAGTTCACCTGGTGAAAAAACGGATGATATTGGTTATGAAATAAATGAAAAAATTAAATTTTTAAAACCAAAAAATGGTGATACTATTTTAAGTGGTAGAGTTGGTAATACAATTAGATTATCGGAATTCTTTTTATCTTCTGATGGTAAATCTTATCCTGGTATATACATTCGCAATAAACAAAATGCAGAGTTAGATAATAAAAAAATAGGTGAAACCGTTGATGAAGATATAAACAAAGATGGAACATCTGTTTACTTTGTATCAGGTAAAACAAAAGTACCGTTTAAAGAAACAATATCTAAAACCAAAGTTGCATTTAAACAATACCCATCTGATTTTAGTGGAGAACAATTATTTATAAATTCGGATAGAATAGTATTTTCATCAAAAGCAAAAGAATTTATTATTTTTGGAAAAGGAAATACGGGTGTAATAACAGATGGAAATTATTCAGTAGATAGTTTAAAAGATATTTATCTTAATTCAGATAAAAATATAATATTACATTCTAACAAATCCAATCAAATATTCCTTAATTCGGAAAATGGTAAAATATTTTTGGGTAAAAATAAAGGAGCAGGTGGAGCAGGTGCTCAAGTTCAAAAAATGGTATTGGGTGGTGAGTTAGTTGAAATAATGAAAGAATTAATAGAAGCAATTAAAAAACAAATTTATGCCGGTTCTTGCGGTCCTTCAACTCTTTCTTCTGCTAATAAATTTGAATTTGATATTATTAAAGCAAAATTGAATAGATTATTATCTGCAAATAATTATTTAAGTAAATAAAATGTCCTGGATAGTATTCAAAGTAAATGTGTTAGAAGCAATGGTAAACAGTCGGTTTTCAAATGACTCCGATGGATTTGCTTCATTCTATGCAAATGAATACGATAGATGTATAAAGAGGGGTGGTGATATGTTGTATGGAGTACCTGTTATAAATGGAAATGTTCAAGGTATGGCAGATGTTATAAAAACTGCTTTTAAAAAAGGACAAGATAGTGATGGTGAAAATTTTAATTTATTAGCAGAAATATATCCATCTGCATTTGATGCATATTGGTTGGGTGCTGAAATGGCTCCGTTTCCAAGTCCATTATTAAGACCTTTGGGTTGGCAAGCAACTCCACCTGCTCCAGGTACACTTATGAACATAGGTCCAAATCCTATATCGATGGGAATTGCAGCTGCTACAAATAAAGCATTAAAAGAAGCTGCTCAATTATTAGTTGATGAATTAAAAAAACAAACAATTGAAATTGGTGGTATTATTATAAATGTGTATGATACAATTGTTAAACTTTTAAATAGAGAAGTTGTTGCAGATGAAATTAAAAACCATCCCACAATTATAACAGGCAAAGCAGTAGTTGAAAAATATAATGAAATTAAAAAGAAAAAACCATCTATTGGTTCTCAATTTAAACCATCTATTAAGTTTCCATTTCCAGAATTGCCAAAAAGAAAAGATTTAATAGAAAAAGCTAGAACAAAGTTATTAGAAGAAGCAGTTAAACAAATTAAAGAGCAACTAATACCACCCATTCAAGAGCAAATATTACAACCAATAATATCACCTATACAAGTAGTAGTAGAATTATCAAAATCAATTCCATCACCAAAACCTACAAAAGAAGAAATTAAAAAATTTGTAGTAGATACGATAAATGGAATAACTCCTAATATATCTTTACCAAATGCCAATATTCCAAAATTACCAACTAAAGAAGAATTAGAAAAACAAATTGAAGACTCTTTACCAACAAAGGAAGAGTTAATGGCGATGGCTTTTGATATTATTAAAGATAAAATACCCAATATTCCTAATATATGGTTTGTACCACCTACTTTAATTTTTTCTCCACCTACAAATATATTATTAGACCCATTTGTTAATTTGGCAAAAGTACATTTGTTAGGAACGAGTGGAACTATGAATGTTATGGCACAATATCCACCACCCGCACCACCTGCTCCTGCAATAATAATGTGGTCTGGATATAATATCATTGGATAATTTGAACTTATTATATTTATTAACATAACGAATACATTTTTATTATGAAATCAGACATTTTATTATCACTTATTAAAGAAGTGGTTAAGAATGAAGTTAAGACACAGGTTAGACAGCAAGTTATTTCTGAAATAACTAAGTTGGTTAAATCGGGTGCAGTTACATTAAATTCTAACAGAAAACCACAAGCTCCTACATTAAAGGAAGCAATTAGAACTACAGACCCATTTGCTGCGGCAAGTGCTGCTTTACAAAAGAGTAGAGTATCTGTGCCACAACAACAAAGAGTACAACCACCTCAAAAGGAATATACAAAGAATTCTGCATTAAACGAAATTCTTAATATGACAACTCCATTTACATCTGCACAAAGAGCAGAAGGTGGTGGTAGTGGTGGTAGTGTATTAGATATGCTACAACCACAAATGAGTGTAGAAGAAGATGGTTGGGAAACTATGGATTACAGAGATTCAGGTGTTCCACAAAATATGCCACAACAAATAGAATCAACCGGTGATGCGTTGCAAGATGCAACTATGAAAGCATTAACAAGAGATTATTCAGAATTAGTAAAAAGATTTAAATAATGGCTTTAGAACTAGGTAAAGTAAAAGTACAAGATTTAACGGAAAATGATTATAAAGTATTAGGAATTGGTATAAATACAACTTCCAATTCTAACGGTGTATTTTCTGTTAATTATACAACTTTAACCCAGGCAAAAAATAATTTAAAAAATTTAATTCTTACACACAAAGGAGAAAGAATAATGAATCCTGAATTTGGTTGTGATATTTGGAAATTACTTTTTGAACCAATTATTGAAGGTGAAATTGATTCAAAAATAGAAAGAACAATAATAGATGCAGTATCTATCTGGTTACCATATTTGAATATAGATGAAATAATTTTTGATTACGATAGTAATGATATAGATAATCATACGATTGGTTTGGATATTAAGTTTTCATTAACATCAAACCCGAATTTAGGTGATTCAGTACAAATAAATGTAAATAATTAATAATGGCAATTAAACCGATAGATAAAAATTGGGGAAACGATAATAAAAAGATAAGTTATCTTGGTAAAGATTTTGCTACCTTAAAGCAAAACTTAATAGATTATACTAAAACTTATTTTCCAAATACCTATTCCGATTTTAATGAAGCATCGCCTGGTATGGTATTTGTTGAACAAGCAGCCGCCATTGGTGATATTTTATCTTTCTATCAAGATGTTCAATTAAAAGAATCAATGTTGGCGTATGCTACTGAACGTAAAAACGTTATAGCATTGGCACAAGCAATGGGTTATAAACCAAAGGTAACAACACCTGCGGTAACTACGATGACAGTTTATCAATTAGTTCCATCGGCTGGTTTAGGAGTAAATAGTATACCCGATAGTAGATATTATTTAAGAATAAAAGAAGGAATGGAAATTCAATCTTCTACAAATGCAGCAATAATATTTAGAACAACCGATTCTGTAAATTTTGCAGAAACTGGTAGTAATTCTGTTAGTGTATTTGAAAGAGATACTCAAGGTAATCCAACTAGATATTTAATTTCAAAAACAGTAAAGGCAATATCTGCAAGACAAATTTCTACTTCAATTACATTTCAAGGTACGGATACAGATTACCCATCTACAACATTATCGGATACCAATATTATAGGAATAAATTCTATTGTAGATTCGGATACAAATGAAATATTTTATGAAGTTCCTTATTTAGCCCAAGAAACTATTTTTGTTGAAAAACCAAACACATCATATAATTCAGATTTAAATGAATTTTCTGGTTCCGTTCCTTATATTTTAGAAGTACAAAAAGTACCTCGTAGATTTTCGGTAAAAGTAAATTCAAATAATACAATAGATTTACAATTTGGTAATGGTGGTGGTAGTGGTTTTACGGATGAACAAATATTACCAAATACAAAAAATATAGGATTGGGATTAGCTAATTCAATACAAAGATTAAATCAGGGAATTGACCCATCTAATTTTTTAAAAACAAATACATTTGGTATATCTCCCGCCGGTAAAACCCTTTCAGTAAAGTATTTAGTTGGTGGTGGAGTTGAATCAAACGTAAACGTAGGTGATTTAACTACAATCAGAACCGTTCAATTTGAAGAAGATGTATTATCAATACCATCTGATATATTGGATTCATATAATGATACAAAAACAACAGTTGCAGTTGAAAATTTAGAATCTGCCGTTGGTGGTAGAAGTAGTGAATCAATTGAAGAAATTAGACAAAATGCTTTGGGTTCATTTGGTTCACAAAATAGAGCAGTAACTAGACAAGATTATGTTGTAAGAGCATTATCTATGCCAGAACGATATGGTAGTGTTGCTAAAGTATATGTTTCACCGGATGGGGAAGTTGATAATAATTCACCATCATCAATATTGTCAAATCCAAAATATATTAGTGAATTTGTTGGGTTGGTAGATGGATTAAAAGATAAACCACAATCGGAAGTCCAAAAAGAATTGGTTAAATATCTTTCACAAAAACGTTCAGCAATTTCAGAAGTAAATAACC